TGAATAGTCCGGCTTTGGATTGGTCATTGGATCTAATAAAATATTTTTATTAACCGTTGAACTCAGTGTATAAACAGGATCAAAAAATGGCTGAGAAACTGATTTATCGACGTAATAGGCAATGTTTCCATTATTTATATCACTGTAAGTTTGATAGACACCTCCGTAACCAGAATTGTTAATTTTATAAACATCGTCCATATCAACTGCACCAACCATAGCAGGTTGGTCAAGAACAAGACGCATTCCACGTGCATCTACTGTACGAGAATCCCATCCATATTGATATTTACCATCTTTGGTAAGATGATAATCGGTCATGGGTGTTAAACCTAGACGATTTAAAAATACGTCATTTTGTGGTTGACGATTCATTGGTTCATAATTAGATGAAATTTGTGTCCAACGTTGATTTTTTCCATAAGATAAACTAGATAAATTATAATCGATTGACATCTTTTATTTAATAAAAACAAACTTATAAAAATGAAATAAAAAAAATAAAATAGTTTTTTATTCAAATCATGACAGAAATAAATCATTTTCCTTTTTCTATTACTGAAGATGATCACTTTTCTATTATAGAAAAATATTTTGTAGAAAATGGTCCTGTTCGTCATCAGTTTGAAAGTTATGAATACATGGTTCATCATACCATACAAAAAATTTTTGATGAATGTACATCTATCGAAATTACTACAAAAACAAGTAATTACAAAGCTACATTTGGTCAAGTTTATTTCGAGAAGGCTTCTATCATTGATGAAAATCGACAAATTAAACACATTACACCTCATGAAGCACGTATTAGAGATATTACATATGATTCACCTATTTTTGTAGATATTAAAGAAGAATTTTGGGAAAAAAAAGAGGATGGTCAAGAAGAAAAAGTAAATATAGTTAATCATGCAAAAGTATTTCTTCTACGATTACCAACCATGGTTCGTTCATCTCGATGTAACTTGTATGGAAAATCAGCGGATGAATGTATTAAATTGGGAGAATGTGAAAACGATCCTGGAGGATATTTTCTGGTTAATGGAAAAGAGCGAGCCTTAATTTATCAAGAACGTTTGAATTATAATCAAACTTATTGTTTTGAAAGTAATTCTGACAAATATCCTTTTGTAGTAGAAATTCGTAGCATGTCTGAAGAAACATGCCACAGTATTTTATTGAAAGCTACATTAGACAAAGATTGTCGTAATTGTTGTTTTTCTTTACCATACATGTCAAAAGAAGTTTGTGCCGGATCGGTTTTTAAAGCATTAGGATTTAATAATGAAGAAATTATTCAATTTATTAATCCGTCTTCACCAGAAGAAAATAAACTTGTTGAACGATTAATTCGTGAAAGTATAATGTATACTACAAAAGAAAAAGCGCTCAAATATATTAGTAAATCTTCTATTCAAAAAGTCGAAGACAGTGAAGAACGACGAATTCATTATACCATCCAAGTACTTGAAAATGAATTGTTTCCACATATGGGAATTTCTACCAACTTGGAAAAAGGCTTATTACTTGGAACAATGATTAACAAACTGTTTCGGGTATCTTTGGGAAAACGAAAACATGATGATCGAGATAATGTATCTATTAAACGTATTGAAGGTCCAGGTGTGTTACTTGGTGATTTATTCCGAATGTGTTTGAAACGTTATTGTGATAACTTGAAAAAATATTTGGAGAAACGTCAAGACATCATTACAGCAATTTCGCGGACAAATAGTATTACTGCTGCTATTCGTAATCCAATGGCAACAGGAAATTGGTGTGCTCAAAAAAATACATATGTTCGTACTGGTGTGAGTCAAATCATGAGTCGTCTATCTTACCCAGCTACCATTTCGCATTTACGACGAATTGTAATTCCAATCGGTAAAGAAGGTAAAAATGTAAAGATTCGACAAATTCATCCAACCCAATGTTTTTTTATCGATACGATTGAATCACCGGAAGGTAAAGGAATTGGTATCATTAAAAATTTTGCCTTGATGTCAAAAGTAACCGTTGGATGCAATTCTATTTTGGTTCGAAAAATGGTTGAACAATCTACTTTTATTTATTCTACATCTCAATTTTTTGAAATGAAAGATAATAGACAATGTAGTATGATTTATCTTAATGGGACATTAATTGGTATTACGGATAAAATTGATGAGTGCTATGATGAACTTTATAAAATGAAATATGAACAAAATTTGTTTAGTAATCAAGTATCGTTTTTTAAAGATAAAGATGATCACGAATTGCGTATTTTTTGTGATCATGGTAGATTCACTAGACCGTTGCTAAAAGTAAATAAAGATAAGGATAACAATTTAGAATTAGGTGTAACGAAACAACATTTATCCCATACATGGAACGAATTAATTGAAAATGATATCATTCAATATGTAGATTCAAATGAAGTAGAACAAAGTTTAATTGCAATGTACCCATCTGATCTACTAGAATATTCAAATCAACCTTATAACTACTGTGAAATACATCCAAGTACAATGCTTGGTGTATGTTCTTCGGTAATTCCTTACGGAGAACACAATCAAAATCCACGGTTGGTTTATGAGGCAAGTATGATGAAACAAGCGTTAGGTATGTATGCATTGTCTCATAAAGGTCGTTTTGATACAATTTCACATGTCATGCATTATCCTCAAAAACCGTTAGTCGAAACAAAATACAATAGTATTTTACATTATGACGAGATGTTGACGGGTATTAATCCAATTGTTGCAATTGCGTGTTATACAGGCTTTAATCAGGAAGATTCTGTTATATTAAACAAAGCTTCTGTTGACAGAGGTATGTTTGTAACTACTGCGTATCGAACAATTACGTTTGAAGAAAAAAAGAAAACCAATTGTAGTTTTGAAAAAATTGAAATTCCTCCTTTGAAATCCCAAAAAAAAGAATTAAATTATAGTAAATTAGGTCCTAATGGAATTGTTAAAAAAGGACTACCTGTTTACAAAGGCGATGTTGTTGTTGGAAAAACGTTAACCAAAGTTCAAAAAGATGAACAAGAAGAAAAAATGGATTGTTCTTTATCTATTTCAATTGGAGAAGAAGGCATTATTGATGAAATTTGGACTGGACCTTGTGAAGAAGGTTTCTTTATGGTCAAGATTAAAATCCGTCAAATGCGTATTCCAGAAGTGGGTGATAAGCTAGCATCGCGTTCGAGTCAAAAAGGTGTTTGTGGACTTCTTTTGGAGCAGGAAAATATGCCATTTACATCAGAGGGAATCACCCCTGATTTATTGATGAACCCACATTGTTTTACAAAAGATACGTTGGTAACATTATGTAGTGGATTGTCTGTAGCTATTTCCGAATTGTCCATTCATGGTGGTGAAAAAGTATGGTCACACAACAAGTCTGGAGTTACAACAAGTACATCCATGAGTATGGGTTGCGGTGGTACAAAAGCTTTATTAAAATTAACGTTTGAAGATGGGCGTACTATTCGTTGTACACCTGGACATAAATTTTATACAACTGATGGTAGATGGATTGAAGCTGAAAAAATTGACATGAAACACGATAAAGTTCAAATGAGTTTAGATGGTGTTGTTGATCATATTGGAAATGATGAAAAAGATTGGAAAATGGATATTACATGTGATGTAGATAAAAGATTACATATCACAGATAAAACATATTTACATACATTTTCAATGAATACAACACAAGAACGTGAAAAAACACTTGCATTCTCTCGGATAATTGGGCAACTATTGTCTGATGGATGTATAAATAAGTCAAAAGACAAATCACTTGTTTATTTTGGATGTGTGTTGGATGCCACAGTTTTTCAACAAGATGTATTTTTATTGAGTGGTAAAATTCCAAAAATACAAGAAAATATTTCGTCTATTGGATTTGGAAAAGTATTTATTATTCATCTTCCTCATAGTATAACTCAATGGGTATCAAAATTAGATGGAATTACTATCGGAAAACGTACACAACAAAAAACATACTGGCCTTCTTTTTTATTTACTAGTCCCAAGTCTGTTGTACGTGAATTTTTGGCTGGTTTATTTGGCGGTGATGGACATGCCCCATATCTATCAAAAGAACATGTACAAGAAATACGATTCAGTCAAACATCAAAAACATCATTTGAAGATCATTTTACTGAAAAAATGCAACAACTTTGCGAATTACTAAATAAGTTTGGTGTAGATGCAATTATCGAAAGGAAACGCTGGTATCATGTATCTGATCCACAAAAATATATTCATTTACCAACCGACTACAATCATGAGGAATATATGACCACTATTTATATCATTATTCGAAATGGACTTGCTTTTGCTGAAAACATTGGAATGCGTTATTGTATTGAAAAAATGAATCGTCTTACTATCTTTAAATCCTATAAAAAATTACAAGAACGTGTGAAAGATCAATACACTACTATATTTGATATGGTAGAACGTTATATTGCATCTGGAAAAACAATTGATAATTCCATTGAGTTGGCTCGTATAGAATTTTTAGAAAAACATATTGCACTCAGTACATATTATACACTTGGTATATCAGGAAAAACACAAGTAAAAAATCGTCTTAAAAAGAATCGTAATAAAGACATTGTTCATTTTAATTACAAACATTTTCCGACATTTAATCAATATATTACACAATTAGGATGTAAAGATTGGTTTTCAAGTAAAACCTACATGTGTAGTCAAGAACAATTTGAGATGCCTACATTTTCAATGAAAGTTGTTGGGCGTCAGCTAGATGGTGAAGAACCAATTTATTGCATTAATGTAAAAGATTACAATACATTTTTAGCATGTGGTGCAATTGTAGCAAATTCGCAACCTTCAAGAATGACCCTGTCACAGCTTATCGAATGTCTATATAGTAAAGTAGGAAGTCTTGATGGTACATTTGGTGATTCAACAGCATTTACAAAACAAAGTATTAATCCGGTAGAAGGTATTGCAAACATGTTGAAAAGACATGGATTTCAAAAATATGGTAATGAAAGATTATATAATGGCTTTACAGGAGAGTTACTTGATTCGGAATTGTTTATTGGTCCAACGTATTATCAACGTTTGAAACATCTTGTTGCAGATAAAATACATTGTTTAACAACCGATCATGAAGTATTAACGCTACATGACGGTTGGAAACCTATTGCAAATATCACACTTGCTGATGAAATTGCTACATTATCACCTAATGATGAACTTTATTATCAACGTCCAACGCATGTTTACAATTATCCTGATTATAATGGGTTTTTGTATTCTGTAGAAAGTTCACTTGTAAGTTTAACAGTTACAGAAAAACATCGTATGTGGGTGAAACAAACAGGTGATCATTTTTTTGAATTTAAAACACCAGAACAAATGTTGGGTAAACATTATATTTATAAAAAAGATGCTAAATGGCATAATAAACCAATTGAATTACCATTAGAATTTGATTCTAATATGGATATTTCACAGATTCTATTAACTAGAGGAAGATTTCCAGACTGGGTTATGTTTTTAAGTATTGAACAAACCAGGGAATTAATTGATTCTACTTTTTTGGATCAAGAATGTTATTACACAACACAAATAATTGCAGATCAAATTCAACAATTGTGTCTACACGCTGGTTGGACCTGTTTAATTAAATCTCAAAAAAATATAGTTTCATTTGAAATTAAAAAGACAAACATGAATTATTATGAACCTTATCATGAAAAATTTTACAAACAAGAAAATGTAAAAGGTTGTCGTGTTATCTGTCTAACTGTTCCAAATGAAATTTTTTATGTTCGTCGTAATGGAAAAGCGGTTTGGACAGGTAATTCTCGCGCAACAGGAAATGTCACCATGATGCATCATCAACCCAGTGAAGGCAGGTCACGAGAAGGAGGTCTTCGGGTAGGTGAAATGGAAAGAGATGCATTGATTAGTCATGGTGGAGCGGCTTTTATTCAAGAAACATTATTTGACATGAGTGATCAGTATCAAGTGAATGTGTGTGAACAATGTGGAAATATTTTATCATCCATGACAGCTTGTCGTATTTGTAAAATTGGGCAAGTAAATCGAACAAATATTCCTTATTGCGCCAAGTTACTTTTTCAAGAGTTGGAAGCAATGGGAATTAAAATTCAAATTCATACCAAATGAGAGAGGGGTCCCGTCCCATCACGACGGAGTGGCTAGTCTAGTAACTAAAAATTAACTTATTTATCATAAAATTATGATAAATAATTAAGTGATGTGTGTTTAGTATTTTTCTACAGCAATGATTTTAATTTCAAAAATAACTTTTTCTAAAAATGGGAACAATGTATCATGATTACGTTCATAAATAATAATTTTATTTTCATCTTTATCCATTCGAAAAAAAGATAATATGTTTGATTCTAAAAATAAAAATGCTTCATTTAACATTGCTTCTTTTGCTTGTTTCATTGTTTTTGTAAATCGTATGTTTTTATCATTACAATGAATCAAATATATAATATTTTCATCTTCTTCAGTTGATTCTTCATTTGATTCTTCGTTAGATTCTTCTTCTGAATCGTCGTCTTCGGTGGATTCTTCTTCTGAAGACGACGATTCAGATGTATAAATAAAATGTTTTAAGAGTTTTTCTAGTAAAGATACAGGTGTATCGTATGTTTTATCATCATCACTTACATCATCTTTTGTAGAATTATTTATATTGTCTTTTATGTCGTTATTTACTTCTTTGTTGTTTACTTCGTTATTTGCTTCGTTGTTTACTTCGTTGTTTACTTTGTCGTTTACTTCGTTGTTTACTTTGTCGTTTACTTCATTGTTTGCTTTGTCGTTTGATTCATTGTTTACTTCGTTGTTTGCTTCATTGTTTGCGTCGTTGTTTGCTTCTTTAGCATCGATAATCTCATAATCATTCATCTAAAATTTAGTTTATCTATACATTTTTAAATATGAATATTATTTGTATTTATGATTATTTTTAATCATAAAAATATATTTTGAAAAAGTGACTAAGCATGAATTTTTGCGCATTTGTAAACACATTCTTCGGCGCTATTGAATACATCAACATTATTAACCATTTCATTACTTTTTTCACATTGTCCATCAACGCATTTGTAATTTTGAATAAACCCTTTGCCACTGCATGCGACAACGCAATCTATTTCATTGTCAAATACATTGACATTATCAACTGGTTTACCAGATTGAATGCATCCCATTGGTGTACATTCATAATTTGCATTAAAACCTGGCACTGGGTCAGCGCATGCACGTACACATTCTTCTTGGGTAGAAAAGAATCCATTCATGGGATTAGGATCTTCCGTGGTAGGGACGCAAATATGTGATCCGTCAGCTTGAATCATACATTTGTATGATTTTAAATAACCAGGGGGGTGGATATTTTCACAATTATCTGCACATGCAGCATAGTTACTGTAGACACCGTTTTCTTTGTTAGGTGCTTCATTTACGAGTACACATTTTTTTTTCATGTTACCTTGCATTCCCATTCCAACACATTTAAATCCGTGTTGACCGCCGACTTTTTTGGGTTTTTTAAACATCATCATACTAATGACAAGGCATATAAGTAAAACACCAATAAACATTAAAAAGTTATGTTCCATATGCATTTTTATTTATTATAAAATTTATTTTAATTTTATAATTTACACCAAACGATAAAACAATTTTGCAAAATTATATTGGACCATTCAAAAATTCTAATAATTTTTTTGCATCTTCTACATCACTGTATTGTTTTGGATCATATTCTGTCATGGAATAATCAAAAAATAACAATACCAATAATCCTGTATCATCTTTGTGTACCATTAATCCATCGGGATTTACACGGCCATAATTAATTTTCTTTTCACGCAATTTTTCCAATGAATCCACCAACTGATCTTTTAAAATAGGAAAATCAGTTTTGATTTTATAATCACGTAATTTAACAGCGGAATCGGGTATTTTTTGTAAAATCATTGTTTTATGAAGACGATCTCCAAATATACACAACGCTTTTATAAAATTAAACGAATCAATAGGGTTAATGTACTTTTTAATTATATAAAACTCAAACATGGCTTTATAAATATCTTTTGTGTTTATAGGAAAAATATCAACATTTTTGATTTGTGTTTTTAATACATCTCTAAATAAACCAAAACATCGTTCTTCATCTGATGTAGTAACCAAATCGTAAATATTTTTTGCTTTACATATGTCATTAATATCTTTACGTATTTCATCTTTATGAAATACAAATGTACGATAAAATGAGTTTAATTTTTCTTCATTGACATTTTTTAAACCACATTTAGGAAACATTTCAGAATCTTTTTCTTTTAGAAAAATACCAACTTCTGCCAACTTGTTTGTTAATAATTGAAAATTTACTAATGATTCTTCTTGACGTTCAACAATTGTACCTTGGATATCCAATGTAACACGATCTGTAGCTGGATCCATTTTAATAAATCCACCAGGAAACGTTAACATGTGATCTTGTTGAGATTCCAAGTAGTCTTTTGTAACATTTCCATCAATGGTTGTTCCGATAAAAAATCCTCCTTCTTTCAAATTTTGAGAAATAGTTTGAACTAAATCATCAATGTCTCTAGGATTTTCTTTAAAAAAGAAAAAACTTAATGAAAAAAATGAAGATACAATATCTACACCATCTAATCCTACTTTATCAACAATTTCTGTTGTATCTTGTGCTTTTAGTGTTAATAAATTTACTTTTTCTTGAAAGGTATAATTTGGGTGTTCTGCTAAACGTTTTTTTAATTCAGTATAATTCTTTTCATAGGGTTCGACGCCATATAATTTTACAATGTTAGCCTTTTCATATTTCCATAAATCACCACCAGCACCTACACCTAAATCCAAGACAACTTTCTTTTTACAATATTTTTCAATTAAATCAGCTTTGATACGATTGTGACATTTTCTCATTTGTCGTAATGGACGAAATAAATTTAGCAATTTATACGATTCAAATGGATTCATAATGTCATTCCATACACTATTTGCAACTGTGATAAAGTTTGGTTTATCTTTATCAATTCGTTGACGATGTAATACAAATTTTTGTGTTGGGACATTATATGTAAATTCATATATACCATTATTGTTTAATTTTTGTTCCGAGTGATAAGTAGCAACAACATTCCCTTTTATCATAAAAGGTGTAAAACCTTTTTTATCACTATTTGTATAAACACATAATGTATAATTGTTATCTTTATCTTCAACAACGCGAAAATCAATGGACATGTTTTCAGTAAATTTCCATTTATAGACAGGTAAGTTTTTTGTATAAACAGTTGGTGTGTAAATAAGACCATCATTTTTGGATTTATCTAATGTATTTAATAAACGTTCTGTTGAAACCAATAAATTACTACTAAATTCTTTCATTACAAATAAATCAGGATGAAATTGCGCTAAACTTGTTGCTTGTTCCAAACGTTTAGGTAAGGGTGTATTATTTGTTGTACATAATACACCATGATAAACATAACAATCAAAAAAGTAATACTTTTTTTCAAACAATTCTGTATCTACAAAAGAGATATCCCCATCAGCACTATCTTTATATACTTGATCAAGTTTTTGTATGAATGGTAGTTTTGAATAGACATGTTGAATCGAATAAATAGCCCCTTTATAAAACATTAAATAACAACGTTCACCATCTAATTTGTTTGTAACTTCATAATTGTTTGGAATATTTACTAGTTCATAAACAGTATCATTATCTTTAATATTTTCTGGTTTTGGTGGTTCAAAACGTTGTTCACCTTTACCAATAAATTGATTCATTTTACGTAATATATTTTGAGTTTCATCTACACATAAATTTGTATAAAATAAATCAGTTGCTATGAAAGATAATGCCCTTTCTACCATAGACGTTGATAAGACAGAAAGATCCTTAAATTCAATTTCCAATTCATATGATTTTTCATGTGCTTTGTTTTCTACGATAGTAAATACATATTTATAACCATTTTTTGTATCGTATTCGATTCGTTTGCGATCTCGAATTTCAGAAAATGTTGTTTCAGGATCTTTAATAGGTCCTTGAATAGCAATTTCATGTGCATATGAATAACGAACATTAAATACCTTTGTAGTGTCCTTAGAAACATAGATACGATCATCAAATGATTTTGGGATAGGTTTTGTTTTAATTTGATAATCGACACTATCAGGTATATTTTTTTTGTACATTTCTTCATTTTTAAAAGAAACAATTTCTCGGATATTTGTACGTAGACCACTTTTACTTTTTTTAGTAAAAATGTTGACAGTACTATATTGAGGAGTTGACTTTCCAAATACAGCTTTACATTTTTCATTTAGATCGATAAATAATTGTCTGGGAAGACCTTTTTTATCTTCAGAAATACGAATTTCAAATTCTTTTTCAGTTTGATTACCTTTTATGATTAGTGAATCTCTATCTTTATTTAATATTTCGTAAATAGGACCTGTAGGTCCATAAGGAGGAGATGGGGGTTTTTTAGTAACTTTTTCTCTTATAAATTCAATAAAACGTTTTATTTCATCATCAACATGAATGTTCATTTTATTATATTCTTTATTTTATATTCTTTATTTTATATTATATTCTTTATTTATTTGTTTTATATATAATAAAATAATATGAAAGATGAGTTTAAACCACGTTCTAATCTGTTAAAAGATTTTATTAAACATAATATTTTACCACCGTTTATAAAGAAATCAAATAAATCAAAGAAATCAAGTCAAAATTCTGAATATATTCATTCAACTTTTTTTAAAGGTGATTATCCTGGATATATTTTTAAAAATGGAGAA